CTAGACGGTATCTCCCGGCATCTGCTTGGCTTTGCCTTTCTTTGCTCCCGTGTTCGGGGGCGGAAGCATTGCCGAGCGTGGCCGCTTCTGTGCCCACTCCAGGATCTCGGAATACAGGTAGCCGACACGCCGCCCGGAAAGCTCACGGGGGGCCGGGAATTCGTCTCGCGTCACCATTGCCTGAATAGTCGATTCGGCCAGCGTGGTCATAAACGCGGCGGTGGCTAGATCGACATACACGGGCTCGATGCGGATGTTGGGGTTTAGCATGCACCCTCCAAAACGAAGCCCGCACTGGGCGGGCCGCTTGATGAATTGCATCATTAATGATGCGTAATTGAATTCAGTGATTCATTAATCACTCGTAGACCGCGCCTCCGTCGGTGTGCGAGTTGCCGCTTTCCCGCGAGGCTGGAATCATTGCCTGGCGCTGGCTGGCGACCGGTGAGGGCGCAGAAGTTGCCGGCTTTTCTGCCGGTTGCGCGGCCAGGGCGGCGCGGCATGCATCTAGGCAGCGGTTCCAGCCAATGCGGTACTGGTCGTGATAGCGGAGGTCGTGGCACGGTGCAGGCAGCACCCCGTCGCTGACCTGGGGCGCGGCATCTAGAATGGCCTGCACCAGGCCGACAGCGTTATCCAGGGTGTCATCGTTGCAGAAGACAGCCAGCGCCTCATCCACCTCGGGCAGCTCGGCAATGCGCAATGCATTCTGCCAATCCGTCGGCGGCGCTTCCCCGGCTACAGGGAGCGCGACACCTGAGCCGTCGCCGGTGAGGGTGTTGCCAGGGGTGGCTACAGGGGCGCTTGCCAGGGCGGCGCGGTCGCGTTCGGCAATTTCGCCCAAGCGGTAACCGCGCTCAAACGAAGGGCCGTCGTATGCGATGCCGTCGCAATCGCTGGCGGTGACCCAGCATTCCGCTATCGCGTCATCGTCCGGCGCGGTCGGCTGGTTGTCTTCATCGGCTACAGGGGCGCGCAGCGCGGACAGCACAGCGGCCTCAATCTCGCGGATACAAAGCTCGGCGCTGCCGGTGCTTACTCCGAAGACGCAAGCCCAGCCTTTATAGAGTTCTCCGATCTGCTTCCGCGTCAGGACAGCTTGCTGGGGCGCCGCCTGGGCGGCGTTGTTCTGGTTGGTCATGTCATTGATCCTTCGCGGTGGTCGGGTTCGCGAGCGCGTGGGCGACGTGACGGGCATAGGTGCTGACGGCGCGCCAGTACGCGGCCATAGGCGCTTTGCGCCGGCGCCAAGCCGTTTCAGCTTCGGTGTTGGCCTGGTCGCGCAACTCCCGCATAACCGCTTCGATGCGTTCGCGGTCGGCCTTGGGCAGCTGTCGGAGCGCCTGCCCTGCGGGGAGACGCAGTAGAGGGTTGATGTATCCCATGCTCACTTCTCCGCGCCCTGGCGCCGCAGTTCATCTCGCCTGTCCAGATAGGCCAGAATGAAAGTGACTGCGGTGCTGTAGCCGCACCCAGCGGCAAAGCCGAGGGCGAGATAGGTCCAGGTCATGTCCTTTCCTTGGTGATGGGCTGGGCGGCGGCGATGCGTTCCGCGCAGCGCATGCCGAGTGCGAAGCCGATCCACATCGTGTCGGTGTCGCTGTCCAGGTAGTGGGAGAAGGTGTCGTTTATCTCCATCGCGCCCAGTGGCGTATTCGCCTTGAGTGCCGGCGTGTTGTTGATCGCGCCTTCGAAGTAGCTGCGCATTTCGGCGACGGTGATGCGGCCCGGCTTATCTTTGATGGTGAGCATCACGTCTCCCCCTGCTGCGGGACCTGGGCGGCGTGATGCGCAGCCGCTTCCTCCGGACTGGCAAACTCGAAATGCGGATGCTCGATGCCGTCGGGCGTCACCACCACCATGCGGTGGGTCTTGAACAGGCCGCCCAGGCTCCAGTTGCAGGGCTGGCCGTCGGGCTCCTTTCGAGGCGACCCGGCGCCAGTGAAGCGCCCCACGCAGCCAACGCCGACATGGCACGCCACGTCGCCCCACTCCTTACCCGCACCGGCCGCGATGAAGTCGAGTCCGTTCTGCAACGTGCCGCACATCGGGCACTTAACCGTCGTCAGTTCGCTGCTGCTGGCTTGGGCCTTGCACGCGGCGTGAAACTCTTCGAGGGTCATGCGCTTCATGCTGCCTCCCTTTCAATGGCACGATACATGCGGTCAACCGCCTTCTGCCGGGCGTCCAGCTTTCTTGTTCGCATCAGGTGGTCGTGCAGAGCTTTGTCGTAGGGTTCGATCTCGCGTAGCAGCCGAATCTTTTCTTGGATGTCGGTGGTCGCGTTACATTGGACGGCCAGTGCGTCGCGCTTCGCGAAGTCGGGTTTGTCAGTTTCCCAGCGGGCAAGCTCCGCATCGAAGTCGGCCATCAGCTTCTCGCTAGCAGTCTTCCAGCGGATGAAAAGCAGGTCCCGGCGACTGATGCGCAGGAAGAACCCCTTTTCACGCACGAAGGCGATGATTTCCTCCTTCGTGAACTCATTGAGGACATCGAGGCCATTTGTCATGCCTCACCCCCGTTGCCCCGCTGGGCGGCAATGGCTGCCAGGCGCAGCCGTTCAATGTCTTCACCTGCCTTCTCGGCCCACTGGCTGCCGTGCTTCAGGTAGAAGCCCAGGAGGTAGTGGATGACGGTGGCTTGTTCGGCTTCTGCCTTCTTGTCGATTTCGACGCCCGACAGGCGCAGCAGTTGCGCAATCCGGATGCAGGTGAAGTTCGGACGGCCGAGAATGTCGATCAGGTCGGCATTGAGTTCCGGCAGCGCCAGCGCATCGCCAGCAGCGGGAGCCGGCTGGCGCAGGGCGTTCATGGCTTCATACAGCAGCAGTGTCGCGGTGTTCTCGCGCCCATGCCTGCCAATGTAGTCCCTGATACGCAGGGCCACGTCGTCAGGGGAGCCATAAGGCGGCGTCTGCACCGCGGCAGGCCGGGAGGTATCAGGCGAACCCAAGGCGGCGCCCATGAAGCTGCTGAGGGCTTCGTCGGCGCTGGTTTGGGATTTGGGGGCGCTCATGCTGTGGCTTCCTCGTTTTCAAGGTCGATGGGGGCCTGCGTATCGGGGGCGGCCTGCTGTGCCTCCTTAGCGGCTTTCTCGGCGCGTTTGGCGCGGAGGGCTTCGACGGCGCCGTGGGCTTGGAACAGGTCCAGCAGGGCAGCGGCCGGGATGGTGATCGTTTCGCTTGCTACGCGGCCTTCCTGGATGTCCAAGAGGGTGGCGCGCTGGTTGGCGTCCAGTCGCTTGATGAAGGTGTCGACGCCGCTGATGAGCGGGGAGACGACCTTGCGGGGGAGGGCGCGGCCGTGGATGGTGCTGGCGGTCACCTTAGATTTGCCGGCGGCCTTGGCCTGGATCACCTTGCCGCTCAGGAACTCTCCGGCCTGGGCGCCGTGCTGGCGAACTGCGTCTATCGCGACCTCGGCAGAGACCGTGCCGCCGCGCACCAGCGCTTGCACATCCGGCTCGGCGTCCGCGAGAACGAGGTAGTTTTCGATATGGGGGCGGCTGCGGTGGACGAGAGCCGCGATTTCTTCGGTATCCAACCCCATGCCGCGGAACCGCTTAAAGCCGCGTGCAGCCTCCAGAGGGCGCAGCTTCACGCCTTCGTTGCTGGTGTAGATGCGCGCGCGGCGCTCTATCTCGTTTCCCTGGAAGCCGACGACGGAGACCCATTCAATGGGCGCGCCGCGTTGGATCGCACGGCCGAGCGCGTCATATCGCCGATGGCCGTCTACGACTTCGACGCCTGAGCCGTCCGGCAGGGCAACGACTTCGAGGGCGGGGAACGTGCCGCCGTTCAGGATGTAGGAGGCCAGGGCTTCGATCCCGGCATCGTATTCCTCATCCAGGTCGCGGAGGTTGAAACCCTCCTTCACGCGGATATCGGAATAGCGGACTTTCATTGCATCGGCGCGTTTGATCGTGCCGTCCTTGATCATCGTCTTGAACGATGCGGGGGGAGCGTTCATGGTTTGGCCACCTTGTGATTGGGCTAAGATTCTTCGCGTTGGAATGGAGGTCAGAATGGAAGACTCGAATAGCCGTTTTGGCGCGGCTATCCGCAGGGGATTGGAGCGGTTTTGCTACGAAAGCCGCCTGTGCGGGGAAAGCGCTGCGGATCGGCCGACTCAGCCGATTCACGAAATGAAAGTTAGTGTGGAGGAGGCGCGCCTCGTGGAGTGCTGGCGAGCAGCACAAGGAGAAGCCGCTCGTCAAGGAGTGGATGTCCACACTTTTCTTCTAGGACTGGGCTGCGATGCAGACGGCGAGCTGATTGAGTTTTTAGCGATGCCGCAAAAATCGCGGAAATAGCCGACGCGGCCTGACCTGCATGACGTTTAGGAGAGGTACCCGAGCAGCCAGCTCAAGATCTGCGGTCCTACAAGGCAGAACGCGGCCAGCGCCAAGCTGGCGGGCCAAGCCCACAGGGGGATATCCGCGTCTTGGCTCCAATTGCCTTGGCCGGCATGGTCGCTCGGGGCGATCAGAGCGCCCAACGTGCGGGCTTCCTGCTTAATCGTGATGGGATGACGATGGCGCACCGGTGGCACGCTTGCGCTGATGATGTTCACTTCGGGCTCCAGGTGTCGCGGGAGGCGCGCCGGCGGGCGATGTGATCGCCAATGGGCGCCAGCACCAGCCGCGCGAACGCGAGCAGGCCCAGGCCCCAGGCGAGGGTTTCAGTCAAGGTCATGGGAATCTGCGCAGAGGTGCGCGGAGGTCACTTGATGGGTGAACGGGCTGCTGACGACTCTTCAGGCGGCCCTGAGCATGGTCGGCACATGTGTCATTTAGAAACGGTCATATCTTTGTAGCCGCTCATGACCCATAGTGCGTATAGGGATACTTTTCCCTGGAAAATCTAGGACTTACATTGAAGATTGAAACTGGTGTTGTGAAGTGGTTCAACAACGACAAGGGCTTCGGCTTTATCATGCCGGAGCTGGGCGGTAAGGACCTCTTCGCTCACTACTCTGAGATTCAGGGCAGCGGGCACAAATCTCTTGAAGAGAACCAGCGTGTGTCGTTCGTCGCCGGCCAAGGACAGAAAGGTCCTCAGGCGACAATGATCAAACCGATTTAAGAACCGGCTGGCTTGCCCTAAGGCAAGCCAGCTGGCACCTAGCAAGTGGGGCCGAATCCTTTGAAACAGGGAATTTGGCCCTTTGGCTTTGGGCGACCGAAAGCTACTTGCTGATCGTGTTGCCGAAGTTGAAAACGTCGATCAGTTCTTCAATGAAGCGTACGAGTGCTTCGAGCATGGCATTGCTCCGTGGGGGTGGGGGGATTGGGAAGGGGGCCGGGTTTCCACCGGACTGCCCGCCTGGATTTCTCGGCGGTCTACCCCTCATGCCGAAGCTTCGGGCGAATTGGAATGGATTGCGCCTTTTGTGCGAGTTGCTTGTTCAGCGATCGCAGATAACATATTGAAAAATTGCGGGGCAACCATGAAAGAACGTCTGTGGAGAGCGGGCCTGATTTTTCTCTTGCTCGGAATGTTTGGTAGCGCAACCGCTCAGCCGACTCAAGCGATAGGTGCAGATGCAATGAAGGTCGCTTCTGCAGTTCTTGGTCTGGCCTCTCTTCAAAAGGAAACCAAACAGTCTTTCGCTCAGCGCGTGGGGCCTGCATTCCGACGTTTAGTAGCGATTGAAACTATGACGGGCGTTGTTTTCGGCCCTGCGTGGAGAACGATGCCCACATCGCAGCAAGCGGAGGCGATCGAGCTATACAGCCTGTTCGTGATGAGGACGCTGCAAGGTTTCTACGAAGCGGTGCTGCCATCGCAATTTGGAGCAGCGACAGGGGAAATGCTCCGAAGCAAACCCGGATCCGTCACTGTGATACAGATCACGTGCCTTAGGCTAAACATGGCGGACTGCATTTACTATTCGGCGAAATCGCAGGCCGGCGAGCACCAGATTGAGCTTCAACTCCTTTACATCGACGGGAAGTGGCGAGTGGTCGAGATGAAGATAGCCGGCTTGTATTTGCAACAGACATACCTTTCGGTTTTCAGGTCTAATATCAACTCCAGCTCAGTCGAACGTCTTTTGGAGCACCTTCGCGCCCGAGTCAATAGTTGATTAGAAAAGGATCGTCCTGGGCGCTTGCCCGGCGCAGTAATGCGGGGCGCTCAGTTGTTTGTAATCCGCCCAATCCAGCGCCGCGTAACCGCTGCGTCGGCACCAGTCGCAGTAGTGCCTATACCGGCGCGCCATAAGTTGCAGGTCTATGGTCATCTCCTCAGTACGGGATATGGCGGGGAGGGCGAGGGACCGGCACCAGGGCGCCGTAGTCATCCATGACGGCGTTGAAAAGACCCGGGTTGGCCCAATCGGACCAGTTGTCCCAAGCGCACCAGTAGCGGCGGTCGTAGTACCTGCGGTTGCCGAAAGCGCCGCCGGGCGTTTCGTCCATGTAGCAGCCGCCGATGCTGTCGTGTGTCTCTATGGTGGGCATGCTCATTCTTTGCTGGCGGTGCTGGCGATGAGCGCATTCAAGCGGCGCTTGAGGATGGGCCGCAGGGCTGCATCGAGTGCGGCGCGCATTTCATCATCGAGTTCGATATCGCCGTAGTTGGTGCTGACTGCGGTGGCGGCGGCGAGTTGCTTGGAAATCGCGTAGCTGAGCGCGAAGGTGGAATCCATGGAGGTCTCCTTGCCCCGGCACCCGGGGCGGGGTGGGGGTTAGGCGGCTTCTTGCTGCTCGGCGTTATTGATGGCGCGCTGGGCCACCAGGGCACCGCGCATGACGTTCCAGACGTGCTCCATGGCCGACTTCCAGCCAAAGGCGTAGTCCGCCTGCCGCTGGCCGCCCTGGTCAAAGCCGATGACCTGCGACGGGCCGCCATAAACTGCGCGGTTCAGATCGCGCAGGGTAGGCAAGCCGCCTTGCGCGAGGAACTCGTTGGCGGTGCAGACAAAGACCTGCTCGGCCTCGGTGGCGTCAGCATCGTCAGCGCCGCCGCGCAGGTTCAGGCCGTAGGCGGCAGCGAACGCTGACAGGTCGCCGTAATACTCGGGCCAGCAGGTGCCGTCCTGGCGCTGAATGGTGATAACGCCGGTGCGCGAGGACAACACCACGAACTCGGCGTCTATTTCGATCTTGGGCGAAACGGCGCAGATGCTGTTCAGTGCGCACTTGGCGCTGTAGACGGCCTGTGCCTGGGCGGCGGTGAGGATCAGATTGCTTGCCATGCTGTTCTCCTAGCCCCTATCGGGGCGGGTGGGGTTACTCAGCAGCCGTTTCCAGTGCCTGGTCGGCCTCGTCCAAGGCGGTCATGACCTCGTCCAGCGCATCGACCGCTTCTTGCATAGCGTCCAGCGCGGCCTGTGCCTTTTCGCCCTTCTCGCCGTTCTGGAACGATTCGGGCATGTTGTCGAAGGCGTCTTGCTCGTCGCTGAGCGGGCCGCTCTCCAGTTCGTCCTTGAGTTCTTCTGCCAGGTTTTTGAGGGAGCCGAGGCGCTGGCGCAGCTCGTCCAGCTGCTTGCGACGGGCGTCGTTCATGGTGGGAAATCCTGTGGGAGTGGGGGAGGGCTTCGGTAAGCGCTGACCCGCAGCGCTGGCCGAAACCCGCTTTTCAGCGGAATCGGAAAACGGCCGGGGTTATCGTCGCCACGCCCGGCTGGGCGTTGCCTGACCGCAATGGGCCAAGCACACAGGGTCCGCGGGCGCGCTGGCGCCTGGTTGTCCTGTTTCGCCCTTCCTCCCTCGCGGGGGCGGGCGGCCTCAGTTGTTAAAGAACTGAGGCAAGTATGCACAAGAAAAACTAGCAATGCAAGAAAATCTAGCATTCGCTGTGACGAAAAAGCCGCCCGTGGGCGGCTACTTCGGGTCAGCGCGGCGGCAGGCTAATGAGGCTTCCCCGCTGCCATGGCGACATCTCGTGCCTTTTCGACCGCAGCGTCTTCTGCGGCCTGAGTAGCGACAAAAATATCCTCGCCTCGCGACATCTGAGCTTGTTTGAAGGCCGCTGCGCGATAGTTCTTCAGGTCGCCAATGCAAGCGTTAAGCGATTGTTGGACGAAATCGGCACTGGCAGAGATGCGGGCCGCCGTCGCGCTGATGCATTCCAGGTAGGCCTCCAGCGCCAGTCGAGCATACTCGGCTGCAAACTGCGGCCCATTCTCGTTGGAATAGGATTGTGCGGCTTTGTTTAGCGAGCTAGTGGCTTTGCCATCCGTAGGGGCCAGCCCACCAGCCATTCGGACCGAAGAATTGAACAGGCTTTCGCCTCGGAGTGCGAGATCGCCGCATGCATATCCGCAAGTCAAGGTGGCAATAATCTCGTAACTATCGTTCCCGAGTGGGCGTTTCTGTACGCGCCCATACATGCGAAATTGTCGTGTGCCGTCAAAAGTCTCAATATAAGAATCCGTCAGCAAGCGGATCTTCATGCCACTAACGTTCACAATCTCCGACGTGGCCCGTGCCCACATCGCGTCACATTGAGTTTTACTCGTGCAATGTGCCGGAGACACAGATTCGTATGGCACCCACGGCTTTTTCTGTGCGCAACCCACGAGCACCCCAAGCGACAGCGCCGCGGCGCCGAGAACGCGCAGCGATCCTGAACTCATCTGCACTGTACTTACTCTCAAAGGCTAAATACACGGCTGGGCGGGATAACTGCACCCACGGACTGGACACTCTCAACATCCGAGCTGCGAAGGCTAATCCGGACGCTGCCATTAACTGACATAACATCCAAATCGCCGAGACGATGTTGAACTAGAAGTTCCTTGACCATCTTTCGACCGTCTTGAAGTTGAACGACAACGTATTCGCCTGGAGCAATGGCTCCGTTTGGTTCGACGACGACGTACCAGCCATTGCGGATGGCCGGGGTCATGCTGTCGCCGCGCACTTGCAAGACGTATGCGTCTGGGTCTGCCGACGTGTGCATGATGTAGCCGTCGCCATGACCTTTCGGGTAGTCCAGCAATTCGTAATACCCGTTCTCGCCAAGTTGGGCGATTCCCACGACTGGCATTCTTCTACGCTCCCTGTCGTACTTGCCAACGTACTGAACTTCATTCTCGGGCCGGCCTTCGTCGGCCCCATGCCGAGTTCCGGAGTGAAGGTCACCTAACAGCAGGAATTCCGCAGATGTGCCGAGCGCGCTAGCGACAGCTCCAAGACGCTTGCGTTGAGGTGCTGTCTTGCCGTTTTCCCACTGCTGGACCGTTTGCCAGCTTACGGATACAGCGTCCGCAAGCTGCTCCATTGAGAGCCCTTTGGCTTCGCGCAGGCGTTTTATGCGGAGATGGATGGTCGACATGCGCGCGAGGTTACCTACAAGGTTAACTTGTGTCATTGCAGGATTTTCTTGCATTGCTAGATTTTCTTGCATAGCATGTAAGGATGAACAGGACCTCATACATCGCCAACGCCGTGAAGAGTGCCGGTGGCCCAGTAGCCGCGGCGCGGATCACTGGCGCAAAAAACTATCAAACCGTCCAGCAATGGATCAGGGCGGGGAACGTCCCTGCCAAGTACGCATTGGCTTTGGAGCGTGCCTCAGGAATCTCTCGAAGGTCGCTTTGCAAGCAATGGGAAGCTGTTTGGCCTGAGCTGATGGGTCAGCCCTATGACACGGATCCCGAGGACGTCGGCGGCGTTGAGATGGAGGGGCCAGACCATGCCTGATTTCCCGCGTGGTGTTGCCCCCCCGACCTTCGGCGCGCGCTTGGCAAGTCGCCAGTTGGCCGCAGGGGAAGCGGCTTGGTTCTTCAACGACCCGCACGAGTTGGCGAATCGGGCAGCGCCGGAGCAGCCGGAACCGACTAAGCCTCCCGATAAGGTCCAGATCGGACCCTTAGACGTTTGAAGATTGCTTTCCATGCTGCGCATGTTAGGGGCAGCAGCGTAATAGCAAAACCCTGATACGCACGGCATTTCAAGGTAAGACCGCATGACCTGCAAATACAACCCGATTGATCCGCACGATGCGCTGTACATCGGCGTGACGAAGACCCCCGGCGGCGTGGAGGAACTGGCGATGTTCCTGGCAAGCCGGCGGGGCGTGTCGATCCATCCTGAGACGCTGCGCGCAAAGATGCGCCGGGTGAAAGGCCAGTCTATGTCGCTGGACCTGATCGAACTAGCGACCGAATGGATGATGGAGAAGGCTGAGGGGGCGCAGCACGCTCGCGACTGGCTGATGGCGCTGAATGTGCGCCACGGCGTTGCCGCAAGCATTTTGCCGCCGGCGCCGCTTCATCCGGACGAGGTTGAGGCGGTGCGAACGAAGGTGCTGGAGATGTCCAGCCTGAACGGTCGCTTGTCCGCCGTCGCGGTGGAGGCCGTAGCGGATGGTGATATCTGCGACGACGATGCATCGCACATCATGGTTGAGTGCGACAAGATCATAGAGAAGGCCCAGCGCCTCAAGCGCAATGTGGTGCGAGCCGCCCAGGATAAGGCGAGGGCGGCATGCTGACGCGTGGGAGTTCTGGAGTACCTGTGCGGGCGCGTGTCGCGGCCGCAGGGCGCAAGGGGGCGGCGCTGTCGCGCGCGGCTGCAATGATGTGCAACGGCGCGAAGTTTCAGCGGTGGGTTGTCTCCCGCATCGGCGCCGCCCCTGAGGGAGTGTCGCCCAGCCAGCACGCTGCGCAGCACGTGCGCGACATGTGCGGGATCACCAGCCGGGCGGAACTGGATCACAACGCCACGGCTGCCACCTTGTTCCATGAGGCCGTGCGCAAGCCCTTCGTGAAGTGGAGCGGCATCTATGGCTGACTGCCTGCACATGTTCAGGGGTTACCGCGTGCCGCCGGAGACGGTGCAGGCGGTCCGCCAGGCCATCATCGACACGCCGCGACAGGTTCAGGTGAGCGCGCTGCGGGCCATGGTTTCGCCTGCCATGGTGGCCGTTAGCCCCTGGGTGCGGACCACCCGGGATGATGCCGCAGCTGCCGCCGTGGAGTCGTTCCTGTTCGACGCCGTGCGCGCTGGCCTGGTCAGGCGCCACATGAACGGCTGGAAGTTCTCGCACTGGTCGCGAGTCCGAAAGCAGCGGGGTGCGGCATGACCTTGAATCGCAAGACGCCCCTGCGGCAGAAGACGCCGATGAAGCGTGGCACGCCGTTGAAGGCCAAGGCCCCGATGATGCGCGCCAAACCGATGCCGCCACCTCGGGCCGCCATGAAGGCCCGCAAGAAGGGCAAGAAGCCGCCCAAAACCGTGTACCGCAATCAGGCGCTGCTGGACCTTGCCGAGGGCGAGGAATGTCTGCTGCGCATTCCCAAGTACTGCCAGGGCGGCACAGACACGACGGTTGCCTGCCATTCCAATCGTCTGCGGGACGGCAAAGGGAAGGGAATCAAGGCCCACGACTGGGCTATCGCCTTCGGTTGCAGCGGGTGCCACTGGTTCATTGACCAGTCCATGGCGCCGCTGGAAATGAAGTTGTCCTATTTCACTCCGGGCTTGCGGCTTACGCGGCTGCGGATCATCGCCATGGGCAAGTGGCCCGAAGAGGCAGAGCGCGGCTATCAGGCGCTCTATGGAGTCACCGAATGAACTACTACAGCCACAACATCGGCGATTACGCCCAGGCAACGATGCACCTGAGCCTAGTCGAGGATGCCATCTATAGCCGCCTGCTTCGCCGGTACTACGCCGAGGAGCAGCCCATCAAGGACGACCTGCAGCAGATCTGTCGCTGGGTGGGGGCGCGTACCGAGGAAGAGCGTGCCGCTGTGCCGCTGATCTTGAAAGAGTTCTTCGAGTTGGAGGATGGCGCTTGGCGGAATAAGCGGGCGGATAGCGAAATCGCCGCGTATCAGCAGAAAGCAAAAACCAACCGGGATAACGGGAAGGCTGGCGGGAGGCCGAAGAAGAAACCCAACGAAACCCAGTCGGTTTCTATTGGGTTTCCAGAAGGAACCCAGCCGGATGCCACGGGAAACCCAGTGGGGGGCCAGGAGAAACCCAGTCGTAACCCTAACCAAGAACCAATAACCAATAAACATTCCGTTCCTAACGGAACGGGCGGCACGCCGCCGGAGCCGCCATCGGCTGTAGACCAGATTTTCGCCCTTGGCTTGCCTGTGCTGATCGCGGCGGGTCAGCCCGAAAAGCAAGCCAGATCGATGCTGGGCATGTTCCGAAAGTCTCATTCTGACGAGGACATCGTTCGGGCCATCCAGCAATGCGTGGATGACCAGGCCATCGAGCCCGTTGGCTACCTGCAACGCGTACTGCGTTCGGGGGCGGCGCGACCTGCCCGCCCTGCGAGCTCTGCTCAGCGGCGGGCCTCATGGAATGAAGAATTGGGCGCAGCGCTGGCGCAGGGCGTCCCGCAAACCGAGATCGACATGGGGATTATCGATGTCACAACTCACTAATCCGGCCGCTGGTGCGGGCCTGGGCGATATGGTTATCGCAGAACTGCGCCTGATGTACGGCTCCAAGTTCGCCCAGGCATGGGAAGGGCTGACGCCCCGCGAGGTCAAGGACGCATGGAATCAAAAGCTGGCGGGCTACACCGAGGCGGAAGCGCGGGTCGGCATCGTCGCGTGTCTCAGCCGCGATTGGCCGCCCACGCTGCCGGAGTTCATGCGCCTGTGTCGCCCCTGGATGGCGCCCGAGGTTGCTTTCCACGACGCGGTGTCGGGGATGACGGCTCGCCGTCGCGGTGAAATGGGCCACTGGCACCATCCGGCCATCTACTGGGCGGCGGTAGCGGTCGGCACGCATGACTTGCTCAACTGCGGCTATGCGGTGCTGAAGGCCCGTTGGGAACGGGCGTTCTCGGAAGAGCTCGCGCGCGGTCAGTGGCATGGGGTGCCGGCCCCCGCTCAGGCCCTGCCGGCGCCTGGTGCGACGCGGGCCACGAAAGAGGATGCGGAAAAGGCGCTCAAGGCGATGGGGGCGGGCGCGATTATGAACGAGTCCGGCCGTGATCCGCGCCGGGGTGCGAAGCGCATCCTAGCTGAGACGGCGAAGAAGGCCGGGCGGTACTCGCCAACGGTCATCGCTATGGCTAAAGCGGCCATGGACGCCTATCCGGACACGGGGGCGCAGGCATGAGCGCGATGCAGCGGAACAAGGGCGCGGCCTATGAACGCAAGGTGGCGAACTTGTTGACGGAGGCGACCGGCACGACCTGGCGTCGCCGGGTGCGCAATCAGGCGGGTGATAGCGACGTTGTGGCCGATGAGCCCGCATTTGCGCTGATCAGCGTCGAATGCAAACACGCGAACACGCTTTGCCTGCCGGCCTGGTGGCGTCAGGCCCAGGACCAGGCGGGCGCGGAGGGCGTGCCGGTGCTGATCTACAGGCAGACGGGGGCGCGCGGCGAATCCGTGGTGGTGGACGCGCACCACATGAACCCGAAGATTTATCCCGTCCGGGGGCGGCACACCGTCACCCTCGGATGGGAAGCGGCAATGCAATGGATGCGGGAGAAGTTGCCCGCGAAAGTGACTTATTCCCCGGAGATTATTTGATGACGACGATGACTATTTCCCGGCTGCCCGCGGTGCCGGCCGTGAAGCCGAAGGCCGAGCCGCTGTTCAAAAGCGCACATGCCGCGCTGGTGTTCGCGCTCCAATACTCAAAGCAGCAATATGACCGGCCGATGATGAATCGCGTCGCCGCTGGACCATCTGCGCACGAAGGTAAGGGGCTCTCTGGTATTGATGGAGCGGGCCAGGCTGGCATGATCCGTGCCGAATTAGAGCGGTTGTCGAAGCTCCAGCAAGCAGTCTTAATTGCCGCCGCCGCGGATCAACGAGTGGCCTGCGAATGTCGCGCGTCTTGCTGCGTCGGTTGGAAAGTCAACCCGGAGTGGGCTGATGCCATTTCTGATTTGACCGCCGCAGCGGCATCCGCCGCATTGTCCGGGTGCGTGTCCAATGGGCGCCTCAGGTCGGGGCTTATTCAGCGCATGTTCGGAGTGAAAGCGAGTTTGGTGGATTTGGCTGAACGGTGTCATGTTGATCCCGATACAGCGGGCTCGCACAACGCGAAAATAAAGAAATGGCTCTTTGGGGGGGCTATTGCGCGCGGGCTTGGGCCTTCTGTTGGCCTCCATCAGCAGGCGCACCAAGCGATTTGCGAACGCTTAGTGCGCTGCGGCTGGATTGACGCCCCGCCCGCCCAGGGGCAGGCTACTGTGGGCTGAACCAACAAATTGCTTCAGGGGGCGGCGTGGTTGGCTGGCCGCGCCGCATATTCGCGTTGATAGAAGCGATATATCACTTTGTGAAGGATGGGCCCAAGCTTGTGGTTCTTCACTGAGCCCATATAGGCAATATGCTCCAGGTTGCCGAAATTCTGTGGTGTGAGAAATGCAGCTGCGTCTTCAAGAAACTGATCTAGGAACGCGAACGCAGAGGGGAAGGCGTTAATTTTCGTGGTAATGGCCGTCAATGCTCTACCCTTGACACTTGCGGCATCGAGTTTCTGGAGCTCCTGTATGGTCGCAAGTAGGTCGTGTTCGATCGTATTTGCAGCTTTTGGATAGTCGCGGAGTGCATTGATTCCTTGAACGGTAGCAATGGTCACTAGGTTCGCGCGTTGTTTCGTGTCGGTTGCAAGCTGTTGCTCCGCGGCAGTCAGTTCCTGGCGGACCCGCACCCTACCGCCTTCTCGGATCAATAGTTCCGTGGCGCGATTGATGTCCGTATCCCGCCGAAGTGCGGATCGAATTTCCGCTAAGGCGGGATACACGGAATCAACTGCGCGCTTCAGGGCGTGACACCGGGCAAGGCTGACCTCGGCGCTCTGTTGAAGTTCCTGAATGGACTGCCTGCGCTTCTGCTCATCTACGCGTGCCGTGAAGCGTGCAACCATTTCCGTGAAGTCTACTCCCAGCTCACGCGCTCCACAGACGTTACCGCAAATGGTCTCCACGCCTTGCTTTGTCGAGATTACATAGCCGCGTTGGTGCAACTGGTTGCAGTTATTCAGGCCGCAGCGAAGCTGCATTTCTCGATCGAAGTCATACCCTCCGATGATGCGATCTAGGTCTCCATTGGCTACTTGAATCTGCGCCTGGAAATTCTCTCTCCCGGTGATTTCTTCATGAGACTTGAACAGAATTGCCACGTCACCAATATTCGCCAATCATGCCTCCGTATTTTTGCTCCGCGATGCGGTGTCGAAAGGACGCTACAGATAATACGCAAATTGGCCAGCTTAGGCGTGTGAGGCGCCTGGTCACTAAAACTATTGACGGTTCCGTTTTTTTAACCGAAGATACGTTCCTAACGGATAAGGTGTATTACTTCGTCCAGACAAACCCGCCACGCGAAAGCTGGCGGGTTTTTGCATTTCTGCGGGCATGCTCATGGTGAGCCGCCGGCCTTCCAAGCCGCGTAGTGAGGGTTCGATTCCCTCTGTCCGCTCCACACAAGCCACAGCCCCGATACGGATAGTCCGGTCGGGGCTTTTGCATTCTCCGCCCTCCCGCTACCGAGGGTCGTGCGCTGGGCATGGCGTGCGGGGTTGGTCATCGCGCCGGGCGGTGTGCAGTAGGTAGCACCCGGCAAGATCATAGAAAGGAGCGACATGAAGCTCAAGACGCTCAAGCCGCGTATCGCAATGGCGGGCTCCCGACTGGCCGCTGCGCCTACGCTCAGCGCCACGCGCATGACAGGCCGCAAGCTGCAAGAGCGGAGGTTGCGCGTCTGGTCGGCTAATCCGCACTGCGCCCTTTGCGGAATGCTAACCGTGTATCCCTACGGGTTCGAACTGGACCACGTGGTCAGCCTGCACGATGGGGGCGCCGACACGGATGAGAACTCACAGGTGCTGTGTGTCTCGCGCGATGCTCACGGGCGCAAGGCCGGATGCCATGACGTCAAGACGCGCCAGGACATGGGATACAGGAGTCGCACGTAATGGCACGGATCGCAGTGAAGCTCTCCCTTCGCGTCGGGTGGTGGTTGCGCTGGTATCTGGCCGGCGTCGTGATCGCGGCGCGCCTGACCGGCGCAAGTCCGGACATGACCAAGGTCGAATGGTGGATCAGGCGCGGCCTGTCCGTCCGGGCCATCAGAAGTCCGTAGCGGGCCGCTCCGTCGCGGTAGTGGCGCGGGCCCAGCGCCTCCGGGATCGTGCCCTGGTGGGCCTGTCGGCGGGCGTGATGGGCCACGGCAGAGGGGGGCGGGGTGAAAGTCTAGCGGGTTCGCCTTCCGGAAACCACCCGTTCCCTCACGCGCGGAAAATTTCCCCTTAACCGGATTTGTTAACCGAGATTGTTAATGGCATTAACCGACAAAAAGCGCCGTTTTGTGCAGGCGTTGCAGTCGGGCCTGTCCGGTGCGAAAGCCGCTATCCATGCGGGTTACAGCGAAAACGGGGCGGCCGTTGCAGCGTCCCGCCTGATGAAAGACAAGGACGTCCAGGAGGCCCTGGGCCGTGTTAACCAAGTTAACAAACTGAAGGAAGAGGCCGCCGCCGCGGGAAAGGAGATTTCGCTGCCCGATCTGGGCAAGCTTTACTCCGATCCCCTGGAGTTCCTGAAGGCAGTCGCAAACGATCCCGAGCAGGACATGAAATTGCGCGTGGAGGCTGCAAAAGCGTGGGTTCCATACGTACATGGAAAGATCGGGGAGCAGGGAAAGAAGGACGCGAAAAAGCAAGCAGCGGACAAGGCGGCAAGCGGAGGACGATTTGCCCCCCCGCCACCGCCCACGCATCTGCGAGTTGTGGGGAAGGGCTAAACCATGTCCTGGACAACCGCGTGCCCCGACTGGGCAGCACGCTTGCGCGAGCGCCGTTCTATCATCCCGGCGCCGATCTTTGCAGACCAGGCCGACTACGCGCTGAACATCTTTAAGCAGTTGCGCGTTGTCGACCTGCCCGGGAAACCCACTTTTGGGGAGTGCAGCGAAGAATGGGTATTTGCCTTTGTGCGCGCCATCTTCGGCGGGTATGAGGCCGCGACCGGAAAGCAGTTGATCCGCGAGTACGGACTTCTCATCAGCAAAAAAAACACGAAGTCCACGATTGCCGCCGGCATCATGCTGACGGCTCTCGTTATGTGCTGGCGCGAGGAAGAGGAACATCTGATCCTGGCTCCCACAAAGGAAGTTGCCGACAACAGCTTTAAGCCAGCTGCGAGCATGATTCGGGCGGATGAAGAGTTGTCGGATATGTTTCACATCCAGGAGCACATCCGCACCATTACCCACCGAGTGACGCGCAACAGCCTGAAGGTCGTTGCCGCTGACACGGACACGGTATCGGGCAAGAAGTCCGGCCGCGTTCTGGTGGACGAGTTGTGGGTGTTCGGCAAGCGAGCGAATGCCGCGGCGATGTTCATGGAGGCGTTGGGCGGCCAGGTCTCCCGCGATGAGGGATGGGTAATCTACCTGACCACGCAGAGCGATGATCCGCCGGCTGGCGTGTTCAAGGAGAAGCTCGACTACTGGCGCGATGTCCGAGACGGCAAGATCGAGGATCGGAAGACGCTGGGAGTTCTGTACGAGTTCCCAGATGAAATGGTAAAGGCGAAGGCCTACCAGCTACCGGAGAACTTCTACATCACCAACCCGAACCTTGGACGCTCCGTCAGCGCGGAGTGGCTCCAGGACGAACTCAAGAAGAACCTCGGCAAAACCGACGGGTCTAGCCAGAAGTTTCTGGCTAAGCATCTAAATGTGCAGATCGGGCTGAACTTGCGGTCAGACCGCTGGGCGGGCGCCGACTTCTGGCTGGCTCAAGGTGATCCAGCCTTGGCCGATCTGGATCAGTTCCTCGACCGCTGCGAAGTGGTCGTGGTCGGCATCGACGGGGGCGGTTTGGACGACCTGCTGGGCTTCGCATTAGTCGGTCGCGAGATGGGGACTCGTCGCTGGCTGCATTGGGGGCGCGCCTGGGCGCACAAGATCGTCCTCGAGCGCAGGGCTGAAATTGCACCGGCGCTACAGGACTTCGAGAAGCAGGGCGACTTGAAGATCGTTGAGCGGCCCGGTGACGACGTTGCTGAGGTGGCTGATATCGTTTGCCGCGTGCGAGATCGCGGCCTGCTGCCCGAAAAGCTGTGCATCGGCGTGGACGGGTCAGGTATTGGAGACATCGTTGACGAGCTAACCAGTCCCGGGCGCGACTTCACGCTGGAAGAAATCACCGCCATTTCGCAGGGTTGGCGGCTGAACGGCGCGATCAAGACCACAGAGCGCAAGGTTGCCGGGCAGGAAATGCTGCACGGGGGGCGGCCGCTGATGGCCTGGTGTGTCGGGAATGCAAAGACCGTGCCGCAAGGAAACGCGATCGCCATCAACAAGCAGGTGTCCGGCAGCGCAAAAATCGACCCGCTCATGGCGCTCTTTGATGCCGTTTTTCTCCTGTCGCTCAATCCTGAGCCGCGGGGGCTTCAGAGCCTGGACGGGTTCTTCGCCAACCCAATCGTTATCGGATAAATCTATGAAGGCAGCAATCATTCTGCTGGTGCTCTTGCTCCTGGCAGGCGTCGCCATGCTCGCCGGCGGGGTCTACCTGCTGGCCGGGCCTGGTTGGTGTCTGATCAGCGGGGCCCTCGTGGCCTTCGTTGTCGCGATCTACTTGCTCCGCGGCATCCGAGGGGTGACGCATGGCAAATAGCTCGTTTTCGAAGGTTCTGGCCCGCAGCTTTGCTCCTGCCGTCAGGTCTGCTGCTCCGGACGGCGTGAAATCGAGCGTAAGCGACTGGATCGGGCGCAAGTTCGGGCTGACGGACACCTCATTCTGGGCCGCATGGGGCGGCGGAGGATCGGCCAGCGGCAAGGCGGTGACGGCTCAGTCCGCCCTGACTCTCTCCGCGGTGTGGAGCTGCGTCAGACTCCTGGCCGAGACGATCGCCACGCTGCCCTTTGACCTCTATCGCAGGCAAGGGCGCGAGGCGGTCGAGGCGACTGACCTGGACCTTTATGCGCTCTTGCGCCACCAGCCCAACGCCGACATGACCTCCGTGCAGTTTTGGGAGGTGCTGGTCGCGTGCTTGCTCCTCTGGGGCAACTCCTTCGCCGAAAAGCGGATGAGCAAGGGCAGAATCATTGCGATCGATCTGCTCTACCCGTGGCGGATGCAGGTCCGCCGGCTGGCCGACGGATCGATCGAGTACCGCTACAACGACATAGACGGCACACACCGGGTGATCCCCGAGGACCGAATGTGGCATATCGCCGCTTTCAGCCTCGACGGCCTGGTGGGCATGTCGACGATCCGGTACGGCGCCAACGTTATCGGGGCGTCGCTGGCGGCGGACGAGGCGAGCGCCAAGATCTTCGCCAATGGGCTGAATGTGGGGGGAGTCCTATCCACGGACAAGATCCTGAACCCAGCCCAACGCACGGAGCTGGGCGACAGCCTATCTGCCAAGTTCGCGGGCGCGATGAACTCGGGAAAAACGATGGTCCTCGAGGCGGGCATGAAGTACCAGCAGGTGCCGATGAACCCGGAGGATGCGCAACTGCTCGCTACCCGGGCGTTCAACGTCGAAGAAATCTGCCGTTGGTTCCGCGTGCCGCCTTGGATGGTCGGGCATACCGAGAAATCCAGCAGCTGGGGAACGGGTATCGAACAGCAGATGATCGCGTTTCTGTCCTTCTCGCTCCGGCCGTGGCTCACTCGCATCGAGCAGTCCATCCGCAAATCCCTGCTGGCACCGGCTGAGCGGCCACAGTACTTCGCCAAGTTCAACGTCGAAGGCCTGCTGCGGGCCGACAGCGCGGCGCGCGCGGCGTTCTATTCCGTGATGACGCAGAACGGCATCTACACCCGGGATGACTGCCGCCTGAAAGAGAACCTGCCGGCGCGCGGCGGCAATGCCGACGTGTTGACCGTGCAATCCAACCTGCTGCCGATCGACAAGCTGGGCGAGACGGCGGGCGCGGAACAAGCCAAGTCGGCGTTCTCCGCTTGGCTGGGTCTTCCGACATTTGAGGACAAGACATGAAGCGCAAAGACGCAGCGATGCATATCCGCTCGTTCGATTACGACGTGAAGGCCGTCCAGGATGACGGCCTTTTTTCTGGCTACGGGTCAGTCTTCGGCGTCGTCGATTCGTACAACGAAGTGGTCGCGCCGGGGGCGTTCATGGACAGCATCGAACAGACCCGGGCGAAGGGCCGAACCTTTCCCGTGCTTTGGCAGCACCGCAGCGGCGAGCCCATCGGCAACTGGGACATTGACCAGTTGAAGGAGGACGCTCACGGTCTGCACGGCACCGGCCAGCTCTGGTTGGATGACGCAACCTATGCGAAGACCGCATACCGCGGCATGAAGACGCGCGCGATCACTGGCCTGTCCATCGGCTATTACGTGCGCGAGGACAGCTACGACGAGAAGACGCGCATCCGCACGCTCAAGCGCCTGGATCTGGTGGAGATCTCTATCGTGACCGCGCCGGCGAACGAGGAAGCACGCGTTGACGCAATCAAGGCCCGCATTGCCCACGGTGGCATGCCGGACCTTCCCGATTTTGAGCGGTTCCTGCGCGAGGCAGGCTTCTCGAAATCTCAGGCCGCGGTGATCGCCAACCGGGGCCTGAAACACCTGCTTGACCGGAGCGAGTCCGGGGGCGAGGCGAACGAAGCAACCGCTGGGCTGATCAAGCAGATCGGCCGGCTCCAACTCCCGACTTTTTAAAGGTATCCAAATGGGCCGCTATACCAATCTGGCAAACAAGAACGAATTCGGCCGCAAGTCCGCCGACAACGCGGGGCGTCTGGATGACACCCTGGAGCTGAAGGGCATCGTTCAGGCGCTGAACGAGCGCGACGAAGAGATCAAAGCATTCGCCGCAAAGGCCTCGGCCGAAATCAAGGAACACGGCAAGGTCCTGGATGACACCAAGGGCATCCTTGAAACGCTTTCGAAGAGCGGTATCGCTCTGACCGAACGTCTGGTCGAGGTCGAACAGAAGCTGGCGCGCCGTGGCGCCCTCATCGAAGACCAGGGCGAAAAGTCCATCGGCGAGCAGTTCACCGAGTCCGACGACTTCACCGGGCTGGCCGCCAAGGGCCGCGGCATCGCCCGCATGAACGTCAAGGCGGTCACCAGCATCACCAGTTCGACGACCGGAACCGGTGGCGTTGGCGCTGCGATTCAGCCGACTCGCGTGCCCGGCATAGTCTCGGGCCCGGATCGCCCCTTCACCATCCGCGACCTGATCATGCCCGGCCGCACCGGCTCCAACTCGGTCGAGTTCGTGCAGGAATCCGGCTTCCAGAACATGGCGGCGCCGGTGGCCGAAACGGCACTCAAGCCGCAGTCGGACCTGTCGTTCGAACTGAAGACCACCACGGTCAAGACGATCGCCCACTGGTTCCTGGCCTCCAAACAGGTCTTGGCCGATGTCCCGCTCCTGCAGAGCTACATCAACGGCCGCGCGATCTACGGTCTGAAGTACGTCGAGGAAAACCAGATCCTCGCCGGCGACGGCACCGGTCAAAACCTCCTGGGCTTGATCCCGCAGGCGACGGCCTTCAATGAATCGCTGCGCCAGGCCGGCGACACCAAGATCGACCTGCTGCGCCGCGCGATTCTTCAGGTCCGCATCGCCGAATACCGCGCCAGCGGCATCGTTCTCAACCCGGTGGACTGGGCTGACATCGAACTCCAGAAGGACGAGCAAGGCCGTTACATCTGGGTCAACGTGGTGGAAGGTGGCGTGCCGCGCCTCTGGAAGCTGCCGGTTGTGGACACCACCGCCGTGCCGGAAGGCGAGTTCCTGGTGGGCGCATTCAACATCGCCGCCCAGGTCTTCGACCGTGAAGACGCCGCCGTGGAAGTCTCGACGGAAGACAGCGACAACTTCCGCAAAAACATGGTGACGATCCGCGCCGAAGAGCGCCTGGCGATGGCGGTCTACCGCCCCGAGTCGTTCGTCCACGGCGAGTTCGCCGACACCACGCCGTAAGGCGGCACCAGCAGAAGAGCGGGCCGTGGCTGGTTCCGGCCCGCTCAACAGGAGCAAGTCATGTCGTTTATCGCACGCAAAGGCTTCCTCAATGGGAGCGAATATCAGCGCCGCGGGCGTCCGATCGATGTGTCGGGTGAGCGGGCGCGAGAACTGCTCCGGCTCGGTCTGATCGCCGAGGCAGAGGAAAAGGCCGCGCCCGGGCTGCAGAACAAGATGAACCCGCCGCCGGAGAACAAGGGCGCAGGCGTGCCGCCGGCAGTAGATCACACTGCCTTGCTGTCGCAGAACGCGCCCGAAATCATCGCGGCACTCACCGGAATCGCTGACTCGGCCGAACTGCCGGCCCTCCTGGCTGCGGAGCAGTCGGGCAAGGCGCGCAAGTCGGTCCTGGAGGCGATCCAGACCGCAATTTCGTCCTCGGGGGCGTGAATGGAACTGGTCACCATCGAATTGCTGCGCGCACACTGCCGCGCGGACTCCTCGGATGACCCTCTGCTTGAGGCCTACGGATCGACGGCGGAGGAGAACGCGCAGGCCTATCTGAATCGCCGCGTGTACGCGACTGCTGCCGCGCTGGCTGAGGCAGTCCTGGCGGGAACTGCGGGCGACGATCCTATGGTGGTGACCCCTGCAATCCGTGCCGCCGTTCTGCTGATGGCCGGCAGCCTGTACCGCAACCGCGAGGAAGGCTCCGACTCCCGCACGCTGCCGGTCGGCGCCCAGGCGCTGCTGCAGCCTAACCGAGTGGGGTTGGGCATATGAGCATCGCTGCAGGAAGTCTGCGCCGCCTCGTGCGAATCGAACGCCGTGAGCCGGGCACGGACGACGCCGGCCAGCCGAATGGCGAGTGGGTTGAGGTGGCTACCGTGTGGGCCGACCCTCGCGGCCAGACCGGGATGGGCTCCATCACACGCAATCAGGAGAATGTCGGGGCGTCGATCAATGCATACAGCTTCCGGATTCGCTTTCGGCGCGGGCTTGACCAGGGCATGCGATTGCTTGAGCTGGAGGACTGCGTCCCGGTTGGCGACCCGTTCGACATCAAGAACGTTCGCATGGACCTAGCGGGCCGTGAATGGACGGACGTGATCTGCGAACAGGGTGGCGGCGATGGCTAAGGGGCTGCAGGCGACGTTTGATACCTCCGGCTGGTCTGTGGGCCTTGATCGGTTGCTGGGTCCCGCACGGGTCAGCCTGGCGCGCTCAATGGCCGTTGCCGGCGGAGAGGTCTTGCGGGACGAGGCGAAGCTCCGGGCGCCCCGTAGTGCCCAGGGGGCAGCCAGCGAGTCTGGGCCAAGGATCCCGTTGGCGGAAGCGATCTACCTGGCCTTCCGGGAAAGGTACTCGGGCGATAAGGAAGTTCAGTACGCGGTCACTTGGAACAAGAGCAAGGCGCCCCACGGGCACCTGGTCGAATTCGGCCACTGGCAAATCTATGCGGTGATCCGCAAACCAGACGGCAGCTACGTCACGGATAAGCGCCGCAAGCTGGCGACACCGAAATGGGTTCCGGCCTCTCCTTTCCTACGTCCGGCGTACGAAGCTGCCGCTCCACGCGCGCAGGCGGCCATGATTCAGCGCGGGCGAGAACGTCTTCCGCAGTTGTTGGCCGGCCAGGAGGTGAGCGATGAGCCTTGAAGCACGGCTGAATGCCCTATTGGGGCCACTGGTGGGCGGTCGGGCCTATCCGGACGTAACCCCGGACAGGCCGATTTTCCCGCTGATCGTCTACCAGGGCGCCGGGGGCCAAGAACGGTGGTACGTGGAGGGTAAGCGCCGGGAGAAGCGGCATCAGCGCGTGCAGTTGTTCGTGTGGGCGGCAACGCGTGCTGAGGCAAGCGCCATCGCCGACGAGGTTGGCACCGCCCTGTGCGAAAGCGACTTTCCTGCTGTGGAGCCCTACGGTTCGCCCACCAGCCTCTACGAAGAGGCGATCAAGAAGTACGGCACCCGCCAAGACTTCGGTATCTGGTTTCTTCCAACCTGACCTTTCCCACTTTTACATCGAGCCCGGCCCACGCGCCGGGCTTTTCCATTTGAGGAAAACCTATGGCTTCCATCTTTATCAACGGGTCGCAATTCCGGGTGTCGAAATCGATTGCCCAGGCTGTGGCCATTACTTCGATTGCGAACGGTGTTGATCCGTTGGCGTCCACCGCTACCCCGCCGGAGGATGGCGACATCCTGGTCATTGACTCGGGCTGGTCCGCCCTCACGGAGGCTGTCTACCGCGCCACCGGCGCCACCGCGGACGGCTTCAAACTGGAGGGGGCGGACACCACGGACCTGCGGCTGCACCCCGCCGGCAGCGGCGGCGGCGCCTATCAGGCCGTCACTGACTGGTTCAGCCTGGATCAGATCACGGACGTGCAGATCACGGGCGGCGAACAGCAGTATCACCAGTTCCAGTACGTCGAGGATCCGAGCGCTAAGCAACGGCAAAAGCCGACCGTCAAGAGCCCGACGGTGCTTACCTATACGCTCGACTACGACCTCAACAAGGCGTGGTACGCGGCGCTGGTGAAAGCGGACCGCCTGCGCATCCCGGTCGTCCTCGAAACGAAGTATCCGGACGGTGCCATCACGTACTACTACGGCTATCCGTCCTTCAACAAGAATCCGACCGGCGGCCAGAACGTGAACCTGCAGAACACGTTCACCCTGTCGCTCATCGCGGATCCTGTCACGTACGAGGGCGCGTAATGACGTTCCAGATCATAGCCAACCCGACCATTCCGGCGACTATCACCATCGTCGGCCAAGGCCGCGAGCAGAAGCTGAACGTGGTCTTTCGCCACAAGACCAGCTCGGAATACGAAGCGCTGATGAAGCAGCTTCACGACGGCGAAATCACCATTGCGGACCTGCTGTTGGCGTTGCTCGATGCCTGGGAGGCGGACCAACCCGTCAGCAAGGAGGCGATTGAGCTTCTGCGAGAGCACCAGCCGGGTGCGGACCTGGCCATCGCCAGCGCCTACAACGAAGCGCTCAACGTCGAACGAAAAAAAGTCTAGCGCGGGCGGTGTCGGCGTTCCTCTGGGAGCCGCCATCGGCCGCGACGTTAGCAAAGGCGGGGTTGAAGCTTCGGCGCTTTTCGCGGCCCCCCGCCGAGCTATGGGCCGAGCACGTGCCAGCGTTCAACCTATTCACCCGGAACCACACGCAATGGCGGGTAGGTGCCGGAGGGCCGATAGGACTTGACTACGGCGTCTTCTATCAGGATCTGGATAGTCAAGAGCTGCCAAAGGCGGAACAGCGGGAAATCATGGCCGTGCTTCGCATCATCGAGCGGGCGGCGCTGGAAATCTTCCATAAGAGTTGAACATGGCACAGGAAAGCATTGGCACCGCGCGGCTAGACATTGTTGTCGACACCTCGCAGTTTGACGCCGCAATTGCTTCGGCAAAGCGCGGCACTAGCGACATGTCGCAGTCTGCGCAGGCAGACTATACGAAGCTGGCCGTTGCGGAGCGCCGCCGTGTTGATACCCTGGTAAACCAGGCCAACACCATCGGCATGACGCGAAAGGAGCAGATCCTTTACAACGCTGCGCTGCGCAATATTCCGACTTCCATCCTGGATGAGCTGAAGATTAAGCTGGCCGCTGCGGGCACAGCAGCAGGCGAGGCGGGAAAGCAACTTAACCGCTTCGGCATGAGCAGGGCGGCGTATGAGAACGCTATGCGCATGGTGCCGGCGCAGGTCACGGACATTGGTGTTGGCCTGGCGACAGGCCAGCCAATCATGACGGTGCTGCTCCAGCAGGGCGGACAGTTGAAAGATCTGTTCGGTGGGCTCGTCCCTGCGGCGCAGGCCTTGGCGCGGACCGTCGCCGGGATGGTTACGCCATGGACCACATCGGCCGCCGCTGTCGCGCTGTTCGCTACCGCGCTCTCATCGGGCAGGCGCGAACATGAAGAATTTACTAAAACCCTCATCCTCAGCGGTAATGCGGCAGGCCAGACGGCAAGCGGTTTATCTGACCTCGCCACCCGCATAGCAGACGTTGCGGGTTCACGTTCCAAGGCAGTGGATGCGCTGAACCTGATCGCAGGTTCCAGCAAAATCGCTGGGCGGAACATTGAGACAGTGGCAGCGGCTGCTGTGTCTATGAACCGCGCTACGGGAAAGGCAATCTCGGACACGGTTCAGGAGTTCGAATCCCTGCGCGGGAAGCCTGCTGAAGCCATCGCCGCGCTGAACGAGCAACAGCATTTCCTGACGCTGGAGACGTACCAGCAGATCGCGAGCCTGGAGCGGCAAGGGAGGGCCCAGGAGGCGGCAGCACTGGCCCAACGGACATACGCCGACGTCGTGAGGCAGCAAGCCGAAGAGGTGCGGCAGAACCTGGGAACGCTGGAGACCGCCTGGGATGCGGTTAAGCAAGGCGCCAGTAGCGCGTGGGAGGCAATGAAGAGCCTGGGGCGTGCTCCGAGCTTTGATGACCTGACGAGCAAGCTGCGCGCGGTCAACGCGGAACTGGTGCAGATGCGCGCCAACGCGACGCCGCAGACGGACGAGTCGCAGGCGTTCTTCGGGGACGGGGGGCGTGGTGGCCGTCGGCGTGCCCGGCCTTTGGAGCGTGAGAGCGGCCGGCTGAATGCCGAGGCTGCGATGTTGCAGCAGCAGGCCGATGAGGCGGCAATTCAAGGCATGGTCAAGCGGCAGGAGGCCGAAAAGATCGCCGCCGAGGCCCGCTTGTCGGCGCTTGCCAAGGAAACGGAGACCAACCGTCAGAAGCGCGAGCGCGAGATTGCCCAGGTCAAGAAGGACGCCGAGATCACGGGCGCGACCCTGGAGACGCAAAAGAAGCTGATCGACCAGATCAACGACAAGTATAAGGACCCGGCGGGCAAGGCGTTTACCGAGGACGCCGCGACCAAGCTCCTGCAACAGTATCGCGATGCGGGGGCATCGCTGCGGGCCCAGATCACCAGCGAGGGGAAGCTTGCCTCGTGGGGGCAAAAGCGGGCCGAGTTCGAGCAGCAGATTGCCGACCTGAAGGATAAGAAGGTCCTGACGGCCGATCAAAAGAGCCTGCTCGCACAGGAAGACCTGCTGCGCCGCCAGCTTGACCTGAACGTGGCGGCAGAGCAGGAACTGCGCACTAAGCAGGAAACTGCCAAGGTCGAGGCCCTGCGCGCCAGCCTGGCCGCAAGCCGGGATCTGGAGCAGCAGCAGTACGCCGACCAGGTTGCCGGGGTGGGGCTGGGCGACCGTGCCCAGGAGGAGCTTCGCGCACGTCAGGCGATCCTGCGGGACCATCAGCGGCAGCAGGCGCAGTTTGACCGCTCGATGGCGTCGGGTCAGATCTCGCAACAGACCTACGAAAGCGAAACGAAGCTCTTGCAGGAACACCTTCAGCTTCGCATGTCGATGCAGCAGGGGTACTTCGACCAGGTGCGCGAGGCACAGGCGGACTGGAAGAACGGCGCCACGTCGGCGCTGGAAAACTACCAGGATTCGGCTGCCAATGTCGCGGCCCAGACGAAAACCCTGTTTTCTACTGCCTTCCAAGGCATGGAAGACGCGATTGTGCGCTTTGCCACCACGGGCAAGCTCTCGTTCAAGGACTTCGCCACGTCTGTTATCGCCGATCTGGCAAGGATTGCGGCGCGCCAAGCGGCGTCGGGCCTTATCAGCGGCATTGTGGGATCGCTCGCGGGTGCGGCGGCTAGTGGTATTGCTGCCGGGGCCAACTATCAGGGTTCTGGTATGTCGGCTGTCGGCAGCACGGATGGCATGGCTGGTAACTGGGGGCCGCTCGCGGGCGCCCGTGCCTCCGGCGGGCCGACGGCGGCGAACTCCCTGTATCGGGTCAACGAATTGGGGCCCGAGCTGTATTCCGAGGGCGGGAAAACATACCTGATGAGTGGGGCGGACGGTGGCTTTGTTACGCCGCTGACGGCATCTCAGTCGCGCTCGGCGAGTGTCGGCGGCTCGCAGGCGCCTAGCGTCAAGATCAATATGAATTTCCAAGGAACGGAACCTATGCAGGCACAGCAATCCAGTGCGAAGTGGGATGCCACCCTTGGTGAATGGGTGGTGGACCTCATTCTCACCCGCGCCAGGAAGGATCGCTCCTTCCGTCGACAGCTTCAGGAGCCAGCGTAATGCCCGCTTTTCCTTCATACGCAAAGATCGTCATTGCGGGTTACGCAGAGGAGACGGACGTCGGGATGCTCCGGACAGATATGGATGGCGGGCTCGCCAAGCAGCGCCCGCGCTGGTCGGCCATCGTAAAGCGTGACGTCACCATTTTGGTTCTCAGCCTGGAGGACCGTCTCGCATTCAACCGCTGGATGCGAGACGAGATCAATCTTGGCTCTGGCTGGTTTGACTGGCGGGATTTGGACGGGGTCATCAAGCAGGCTCGGCTCGTAGGCGGCAAGGTCCGCTGGACTACCCCTGGTGTGGTTTGGATCGGCCAGGCTCAGCTGGAAACGGTGGGTTGATATGGCGCGGAATTTCTCCCCTCGGGCCAAGCGCAACCTCAACGCGACCAGCGCGGACGAGCCGCTCCTAGAACTGATCGAGATCACGCACCCAGGGCTTGCTGTACCGGCCCGGTTCGTCAACGACACGGTGGACATCGTAGTCGAGGGCAATACCTACCTGGCCTGTCGCTTTGATCTGTCTCTGCCCGACGACCAAGATGAGCAGGTCCCGAACGCGCGGCTAGAGGTCGACAATATTGGCCGTGAGCTCACGCAGTGGCTGGAGGTGAGCCAGGGCGGCGCCGGCGCCAAGTGCCGTCTCATCCTCTTGCTGCGGTCCACGCCGGCGAACCTGGAGTTCGACATGACCATGGACCTGACTGGCTTGGCGATCACCAACTACCGAGTGTCGGGCGACCTGGGGTTTAAGAACACGCTTATGCAGTCGGCGGTCACCGTGCGGTACGACCCGACTACCTCTCCGGGGAATTTCTGAGATGCACTGGTCCGATCAATACATGAACAGGCCCTATGTGCCGGATACCGGCGACTGCGCTGCGTTCGCCGAGCTGGTGGCCCGCGAAGTGCTCGGCATCTTCCCGAAGCTGCCGGAGTTTCACGAGGATGCGTTGCGCGCGCAAGCAGCCCAGATTGCGCGCGCCAAGGCCGATTTCGCGGAGAGGGTGGCTGAGCCGATCGAGGGACACCCCGTGCTGCTGATGTCGCGCGGCGATCTATTCCATATCGGCGTCATGTGCCAGCTGGCGGGCGAGTGGTGGGTGTTGCATGCCGATAAGAGCTTCGGTGCGGTCATTCGCCAGCGCCTTCGCGCCATGACCATGGTCGATTACAAAATTGAAGGGTTCTACCGGTGGAAATCATAGAAACGCAGACGCTGGCCGAACGGGAGCAGCCGGCCCTCGTGGTGGTGAACAATCCGTTCGTCGCCTCTGAAGGCCGCCAGACGTTCTGTCACGCCTTTCTTCCTGGGGAGACCCTGGGCCGGTATTGCGAGCGCGTGGGCGTTGTTCTCCCGTCGCGCGTCACGAACGTCTGGCACAACGGGCGGCCGGTATCGGCGGAGTTGTGGCGCCGGCTGATCCCGCGCAACGGCGATCAGGTTGTCATCCGTGCGAAGGGCGAGGGTGGTGGAGGTGGCGGGAAGGTGCTGCGCACTGTGGCGATGATCGCCGTTGTGGTCGTATCGATTTATGCGCCCTACCTAGCCCCGGCTGGTTGGGGGGCCATCGGTGCTTCCGGTGGTTTGACTGCAACCGGCGCGCTTATATCGGCCGGCGTGATGATCGGCGGTTCGCTGCTCGTGAACGCACTGCTGCCCATGCCGACGCCGACGGCCGCGAAGCTGGGCACCGGTCAGAAGTACGAGAGCAGTCCGACCTACGCGATCCAGGGCGGGCGGAACCAGACGCGGGCCTGGGAGCCGATGACGCTCATCTTCGGCCGGCACAAGGTAGTTCCCGATAACGGCGCGAAGCCCTACTCGCAGTATGTAGGGGACACGCAGTTTCTGAACCAGATCTTCCATTTCGGGCTTCAGCTCAATGGCATTACGCTGAGCGATTTGAAGATCGGTGAAACGCCGGTCTCCAATTACCAAGGGGTCCAGCTGCAATCGTCCGACCCCAACACCGGCGCGCTGTCCATGTTCTCCGGAAACGTGGATACACTGCAGGGGTTCACGCTGCAATCCGGCGTGATCAACACTCGCACGACCCCGAGCGATGTGACGCATATCTCCGTTGAGATTGCGTCGCAGCTGTTCTACGTGAACGACGCCGGGGGGCTGGAAGCGCGGTCTGTTGACCTTCGCTTGCAGTATCGGCCGGTCGGCGGAGCCTGGGCGGACATTGGCCTGCTGAACGATGCCATCTATGCGACCCATTACTGGGCCAAGATGCAGATCGATACCGGCACGGGCGGAGGAGAAGCGGGCGAGGCCTACCGACGTGAACAACAGGTGGGGTTTGGCTCGACAAATCCGGCTGACCATACGGATGGTGAAACGTTCGTCATCAAGCCCGGGTACAGCTTCGGCGGCGGTGACGCGGGAGAGACGGTTGTGCCGCCGCTCATGGGGGTTTGGCGCTGGAAGCCGCACCCTTTTCAGATGGGCCAACCCTGGTACGGAATCGCGCCCGATCCTCTGATCGGTTACAGCACAACTCCCGGCGTTCGCGTCACCGGTGCCCGGCAGGAGCCGACGCGCCAGACCGTCTCGTGGAATGTCCCGGTTGGCATGTACGAGGTCCGCGCCTGGAAGGTGACCGCGGACATACAGAGCAGCCGCGAATCGAACCAGACGGCGATCAGCCAGATCCTCTGCTACCAGACCGACACGGCCGATTACTCGGGTCAGCTGCGTGTGGCGCTGCGTATCCAGGCGTCGTCGCAGCTCAACGGGGCCGTTGATGAATTCAGCGCTATAGCTTCAGCATGGTGCTCGGTCTGGACGGGCTCGGAGTGGAAGTGGACCACGACAAGCAACCCGGCGTGGTGGTTCCTGTGGTTCGCGCGCGGCAAAAGGGACCCGGCCGGGCGGCGCATCTACGGTGGTGGGCTGACCGACGCCCAGATCGACTTCGAGTCCATCAAGGCCTGGGGGCTATGGTGCGACCGAAAGCGGCTGACGTTCGATTATGTCCTGGATCAGAAGATGAGCACCGCGGCCGTGCTCCAGATGATCGCCAGGGCAGGGCGCGCTTCGATGACGTACCAGACTGGAAAGCTCGGCGTAGTGTGGGATGCCGAGAATCTTCCTGTATCCGCCATGTTCGGGCCGTTCAACGTGCGCGCGGGCTCCTTCAAGATCGCCTACATCAACGAAGGCACGGTCGACGAGATTGTGGTCAACTTCGTGAATAAGGACGCGGGCTGGGTGATGGACGAGGTGCGCGCCAAGGTCCCGGGCGCCATCGCAACCAATAATCCGCTGCAGCTGGATTTGGACGGCTGCACGAACGCCGACATGGCCGGGCGCGAAGCGAACTTGATCGCTGCTAGCCAGGTGTGGAAGCGCCGGCGCGTCTCTTGGGAAACGGACCTCGAAGGGCTGGTCTGCACGCGTGGGGACGTGGTGTCGTTCTCCCATGACCTGACCGTATGGGGCTACTCCGGCCGCCTCATGCCAGGCAGCGGTGGCACGCTGATGAAGTTGCAGCAAGCCGTGCCCAGCGCTGGAAGCGGCACGGTCATGTTGCGCGACCCCGACGGCAACATGAAGGTCGTGACGGTGTCCTCCGATGTGGGAGACGTTGACGAGCTCACCATCGTGACCGACCTGGACGGGTTCCCGATGCCGGGGGATGAAGGGTACGAGGACAGTTCCCCCTTTGATTGGGCATGGCAGTTCGACCCGTTGGCGACCCCGGGCCGGCGGTTCAAGGTCTCGGGGGTGGCGCCGGCCGGAGATGGCCTGCGCTTCGAGGCGATCGATGACGACCCGGAGTACTACGCCTGCGAGTCGAACCCCTACCTGTACACGCCGCCCCGCGATGGTGGGCTGCTGAGCGGCGTGGTGTTCTCCCTGAGCGCTACCGAATCGATCGTGAGCGTCAGCGCCGACCAAATCCGCGTGGGACTCTCCTGGGCGCTGTCCCGCGATATGCCGGTGCAGATCAAGGTATCGGTCAATGGCGTGCAGCGTGTCGCGCAGACCGTTGAGGGACGCACGCTCGATCTGGTTGTGCAGACTGGAGACGTGATCGTTGCGACGGTCGTTCCCAAGGGGTCGACCGGGGCTGGCACGCCCAAGACGTTGACCTACAAGGTCGAAGGCCTGGCCGCGCCTCTACCGCCGGTGGAGGGGCTGACAACGGTGTTTCGCGATGGCCTGACCGTGTTGAGTTGGCGGAAGGTCATAGACGTGCGGGAACCGGCTTACGAGGTCCGGATCGGTGACAGCTGGGCAAACTCGCGCCTGGTGGGCATAACGAGCTCGCAAGACATGCTGGCGGTCGGCAACGGCGGCTACTGGGTAGCGGCACGGTTCAAACTGTCCAATGGAACGGTCGTGTACGGGCCCGCGGCTGGCATTGCGATCTCGGGCGCGGTGTTGGTGCGAAACGTCCTGCTTGTTCAAGACGAGGCGCCGGAATGGACCGGCTCTCTTTCCGGCGGGGCCATCGTCTACGAAGGCAAGCTGTCTTTGGCCGCCCAAGGCGACTTGCTGGCAAGCCCTGATCTCTTGGCAGAATCGGATCTGCTGTGGATGGGAGGTGCAGCACCGGAAGGGACCTACACCAATTCGGTGAGCGACCAGGTTGATATCGGCTACGTGGCGCCTGTGCGCATCGATTTCGATATCGAATTTCTGGCGATCAGCCAGGACGATGACCTGTTGTCCATCCCTGACCTGCTCGCGGTCGATGACCTGTTGAATGGTTCTGCGCGGCAGGCCATCACGCTGAGGCCGCAGATCCGCCACGCGCAGGAGGATGGGGAGTGGTCGGAATGGGTGGACTTCGTCCCTGGCCTGGTCAATGCCAGGCACTTCGATGTGCGCCTGTACCTGGCCACTGCGAACCCTCGGATCATTCCGCTTGTGTCGCGGTTCCGCTGGACCGTCGATGTCCCAGATCTGGTTCAGCGCGCCGAGTCCGTCGCGGTTCCGGCCGCGGGAATGCGCGTGACGTTCCCCAAGCCCTTCCACGCACGGCCCAATCTTCAAATCACGATTCTGGACAGTCAGAACGGCGACCGCGCTGTTGTGCCGGCGGCAACCTCTGATGAGCTCGGCTTCGACATCAGAGTTTTCAACGGCTCCACTCCGGTGGAGCGCCAGATCAACTGGATTGCTCAAGGATATTGATATGCAGGCAAATCCCAAATTGTCGACCACTCCGCCGCTGCCTGGGGTTGTGGCGGTCCCGGCGCTGAATGATGCGCTTCAGACCATCGCCACGGACTTCTCGGGCGATACCGACCCAGCGGCCCTGGCGTGGCCATTCTCGAAATGGGCAGATACCAGCACCGGCCTGCTGAAACGGCGAAACGCGGCAGGAACGGAATGGGTCGTTGAGGGGAGCCTTTTCCGGAGGGCGTTGAACATTATCCCGTCGGACGAGATTCCCACCTCTGATATCGGCTTGATCGCGACGCCTTCCCAGGGGCTGATGGAATGGGATGGCACGCGGTACGCGGTCACCCACGGCGCCCACGGGCAATGCCTCTTTGTTCGTGTCAGCGCTGCCGAATGCCGGCTCATTCCGCATAACGGCGACGGCCTCATCATCAATGGCCGGCAGTACCGCATCCCGCCCGGCGGGGTACCCTTTACCACAGCGGGGCTGGTTGCCAATGCCGGCTACTACGTAGCCGCCGTAGAAGACGGTCTCGGAGGCTTCGTTCTGGAGGGCCGGCTCGCGACGTCGAACCCGCGCAGCACCCACACGGACGGCGTAGAAATCCTGTCGGGCGACCCCTCGCGTACTCTTGTCGGCTGGGTCGGAACCGGCCCTGCCACCCAGTTCCTGGATTCGGCGACGGAGCGGCGCGTAGCGAGCTGGTTCAACAAACGCCGCCGGCCCATGGGCGCCGCGGTAGGGAGCGCGACCGCCTCAAACGTCAACGTGGCGCTCAGCACTGTTACGTCCGCGTTTGCGTGGGGAGGCACGATGACGGACGCGATCGTCGGTGGGTACGGCACGAACCCGACTGCGCCTGCGGCCTACGGCGCGCTGCATTTGCGCCGGGATGGTGTCGTTTTCACTTCGGAATGCGCGAGCAGTTTCCCTAACGCCGTCTTCAACAGCCTCGGTTCCGGCGAGAACACGCTCGACGGGTTGCACACGTACCAGTTGTGGGGCCTCGTGTCGGGAGGGACCATGAACATGGCGTTTAACTACGTGACCACCTCCGAAATCTAAACGAACGCCTCAATACGGAACTATGACCATGACTAAGCGTATCGGACCATCTTTTGTTTCCGAATTGGCGGCCGCAGGACTTATCGGACCGCCTTTTTCTTGGAACGCCGACGGCACTATCATCTACGGCGACGACCTGACCGACGAGCAGCGCGCCACTCTCGATGGCGTCGTCGCCGCCCACGATCCGACCGCGCCGGCGCCCGTCGTTGTGCCGGAGACCGTGACGAAGTACCAGGCCTGCGTGGTGCTTGCGCGCCATGGTCTGCTGGGCCAGGTGAATGCCTTCTTCGACGCACTGGCGGTCGATGACCCGCGCCGCCTCGCGTGGGAGATGGCGGCGGCAGTGCACCGGCACAGTGACAGCACGCTGAGCGCCATCGAGTACCTGGGGCTGTCCGAGGCCCAGGCGGACGGCATGTTCGTCGAGGCGGCTCAGGTGGAATGAACCCGCCGCGCCATTGTGATTTTCTCTGACCCGCTTCGGCGGTTTTTTTTTCGCCCAAATATAGGAAAGCAAATGACAGAACCCAACGCAGTGACCGCCTGGGTCGTGAGCGCCATTGTTGGCGTGGCCGCACTGGTCACCAAGCTGGACCCCAGCGCGGTGATCGGGGCTTTCGCGGGCAGCGTGACGTTTGCGCTGACCGCAAAGGACACGACCCTGTGGGCGCGCGCGATCTACATGATCGTGTCGCTGGTGGTGGGCTACGCCGCAGTGGCGGACGTGGCCGCGCTGTCGCCCATCAAATCGCCGTTGCTGATCGCCTACGGCGTCTCGGCGCTGGTGGTTCACCTGACGCTGGTGGCAATCGACCGGATCAAGTCTATCGACCTGGCCGAATTCTGGCGGTCGGTGTTTTCCAAGAAATAAGGAGAGCGTCATGCTGATCGAAACCATCATCGTGCTGGCCAGCGTGTTGACGGCCGGCCGGCTCATCTGCTGGCGCCGCGGCGGTTGCCGGTACCGGCCTGGTGTGTCGTTCTTGGCGTACCTGCTGATCGTCGCCGCCGGCGGCCAGGCCATCGATATCGTGATCGGGCATGCGCCGGTGACGGTCTGGCAGGCGGTCATGTCGGTCACGGTCTGCGCCATCGTCTGGCGTTCGCAAGGAAATGTCGCCGTCATGGGGCGGACGGGGGTGTGGTCATGAGCACGTTTACGTTGTCGACGCGCAGTCTGCAGCGGCTGCAGGGTGTGCATCCGCGGCTGGTCGCAGTCGTGAAGCTGGCGATCCAGCGCACGCCCGTGGACTTTACCGTCGTGGAAGGCTTACGCACGTCCGAGCGCCAGCGCGAGCTGGTCGCCAAAGGGGCCAGCCAGACGCAGAACAGTCTGCATTTGAAGCAGCCCGACGGCTACGGCCACGCCGTGGACCTGGCGCCGCTGGTGGGCGGTGCCATCCCCTGGGACGACTGGGCCGAGTTTCGCCGCCTGGCTGATGTGGTCAAGGCCTGCGCCGCGGAGCTGGGAACGCTGGTGGAGTGGGGAGGGGACTGGAATACGCTCAAAGATGGTCCCCATTTTCAGCTGCCCCGCGGCTGGAAGGCGCCGACATGACGGCCGCCGGCGTGAAGCTGGCCAGCGCCCTGGCCGGTTGGCGCGGCTACGCCGCAACGGCGCTGCTGGGCGCGGCCGCAACATGGTTCGTGCTGGGTGCCTTCCATGGGCGCGAGGTCGCTGAGCTGCGGCTGGAACGGTCGCGCGACGATCTGGCCGTCGCGCGCGAGGCCATCCAGCAAACCAATTCGGACCTGACCGCCATGGCCAAGAGCGCGCGCGCCGCGGCGGCGGCCGGCCCTGATCTCACTGCGTCGATCGGCGCGCTTTCGAAGGCCTTGAAAAATGCGAATCCTCTGCTTGCTGGCTGTCGCCCTGATGCTGACCGGGTGCGGAGCCTCACCGACGCTGTACGTGCCGCGCGTGGTGCCGCCGCTCGATAGCGGGTTGGCTGCCCCCTGCCCGGAGATATCAGATCCGCCCCAGGATCCGCGCGACTACGACGAATGGCAGGTCTGGATGCAGGATGTGGTGCTGGTGGCGTATGGGGTGTGCGCGAAGCGCCACCGGGCCACGGTGGAGGCGTGGCCAAAACCTTAGTCCTGCTCGGGCTTTTTCGCTGGAGGCCGATGAGCGACCGTTACTGCGATCGTTCCATCGGGAAGGCGATATTTCCCGTCTCGAAGCCATTCCACCGGTTCCCCCGTAGGCAGGGAGCATATGTATTGCGGGTCCGGCGGTGCGGTTGTGCTTCGCTTTATGATCAATCGCCGTTCGACGCGGCAGGTCGAGCGATCGGGTAATTTGACGATTACATCTGCTAAGCGAGTGCCGGTGCCCACGATGTCTCTCTCCTAGGTGCAGGGCGCCTGCACACTGGAGAGTGGAGGCACTTTCCCTGCGAATCCCCATCTGTAGCATAGCGAGTCTGGCAAAGTGGATCGGTCGTAAGGGCTATACAGTGGCTACGCGGAGGTCGGTGCACGCCCGCGGAGCCAGCAGGCCGCCGACGTGTGCTCCAATACAAAGCGCCCCGAAAACGGGGCGCCTGTTGTACCTACCTATGCCCTGCGTTCATAGGCGATATGAGGGCCTTCAATGGCGGCCTTCGTCTCTTCAATTCGCCGTGCCACCCAGCTTCCCAAGCGTCAATTTTGGCCTGCCAATCGGCGGGATTCTCGCCTGTGTGTCCTGGCATTGCCTCCGCCTTGAGGTATGGGCAATCCCACAATGTCAATCCTTGGCGGGCGGCCTGCGCTCCCTGCTTTCGGACGTCATCATGCATTTCAGCACCCTCCAAAAGTAGACGATCGGAAAGGCAGTATGAAATAAGGTGAGACGGAGCGCAATAGTGTTTCTGAGCTAGGCGCTCCAGGTTCGCAAGACCACGCAAAAAAAAGCGCCGCAGGAGAGCAGCGCAAAAGGAGTGTGCGACGACCCGTCGCGATGATGCCGCAGCTGCCAGGGAGGTAGTGGTCCCCGACGAACTCCATGGTGCATGCAAGCCCGTGCGACGACGATGGAGCGCTGCGGCAGAACGGCTTCAGCAATTGGCGTGCCGAAACGTGGCTCAGGCGGAGACCTAGCTCGACTCCACCCCCTTTCGCAATTTGTGCGGCGCCTCCAGTAACTCCGCCGCCATCTGGTCACGCTCTAGCACTCAGGGCTCGTCCTCTAGGCCCGCCAGCAGGCCGGCTGAGATGGCCGCGCAGGCCAGCGCAGTGCGTTTGTCGATTACGACCGGCCTGCCCGTCGCGAAAGCGGTTCCGCGCTCCCAGGCCTGCAACGTGGGCAGGGATACGCCGAGGGCTTGCGCGGCTGCGCGCTGCGAGTACCCCATTCGATGGCGCCAGGCTTGGAAGTCGGCCGGCGTCATGCGCGCTCCAGCTCGCCTTCGCGCCCTGCCATGTCGATCAGGTAAGACGTTCCCGATTCGTCGCTGACAGCGACACCGCGAAATCCAAGGATAGCGGCGGCGCGCGCGGTGATTGCCTGAATGTCCCAGGATATTTCGCCCAGGTCGTCGTCAATCCCGTCGAGGTCGAAGACAGATTTCGACTCGTCGATCAGGGCCTCGGCGCCGTCTTCGTCGATGCCCAGGCGAGCCGCCAGTTCGTCAACCAGCGGTTGCAGCCTGGCCGCGTCTTCGTGATAGAACAGCCGGCCTGCGTCGATGATGGTGTCGTCGTCGATTTCCAGGCTGTACACCAGCGCTTCGCCTGCTGTCATCGTATAGACGCGGGCAGAGAAAAACAGAAATGAGCCAAAACGGCCGGTGCTGGTGATCGTGCTGATTTCGCTGGGGCTGGTGTGAAAGAGTTGCATGTCGCTCTCCGCTATTGACTAAATTATATAGTCATATAAAAAGGCGTCAAGCTTTGCCTGGATCGGCCTGTAAGGCTACATTCGGGGGGCGTTGCTCCCTAGATCTTGGGCGCCCTCAGGTTCCGGGCGATCACGGCCGGTTCCTCGTCCAGGAGCAGTTTTATGCGGTGGATGGCTGCGAAATGACTGCCGACCTCCTCGTGCCAGGCGCGGTCGATGATTTCCACGAGGTCGCGGGCCTCTTGTAGTACCCCATGCTCCCTGCTGATTTCGGATAGCAACTCGCGCTCGATGCTCACGGGCAGGGAGATTTTCCATAAGGCGATCAGGCGATCCAGGGGGATCGGCGGGGTTCGGGCGGGCTTTCCCATGTTGCAACCTGCGTGAAAATACTGTTTGGATGTACAGTATATTCCGCCTTAAATGGGGTCGATTGCGTCTGGCATTTGGTACTTGGAATTGCCCACTTCCTGGCGCACCGGGTGCCAGGCGAATGCCGCTTCCGGTAGGCCCTCGCTGAGCAGCGCGACAGCCTGGGCGGCTGGGATGTCCGGATCCATCCAGTGCATGGCGAGGTCGGCCGGGAGGGCCACGGGGCGCCGGTCGTGCACGTCCACCATGCCGCCGGCGGCGTCGTTGGTGACGATGGCGAACCCGTGGGCCGCGTCCTTCTCGGCGCCAGCGCGCCAGGCCGACAGGGCGGCGAAGAACAGTGGCGCGCCATCCTTGGCGTGGATGTAATAGGGCTGCTTCGGTGGCTTCGGGCTGCCGTCCAGCGGCTTCCATTCATACCAACCGTCGGCCGGCACCAGGATGCGCTGGCCGGTCAGCATCTTCCAAGGCCACTTATTTGCCTGAATCTTGTCCAGGCGCGCATTCGACATCAAGAACTTGGACCCTTGCGGCCGGTATCCCCAGGCGAGCCGCTCCAGCTCGAAGTCACCGGCCAGCCGGTGCATGGTCAGCGGCCGCGTGCCGGGCGGGATGTTGTAGCGCGGGCCCGCCGGGTCGGAGAAGATCCGGTGGGGATTGGGGAACAGGCGCTCCACGTAGTCCATGGGGCCTGCCTTCTGGACGATGCGACCACACATGACGCGCTCCTGGCCAGGGGGGAAGCGCCAGTATAGGGTCACTCCAGATCAGCGGCTTCCTCCGGGTGGCGCTCCAAGTACTCGACGAGCGCGCGGACGATCAGCGCGATCTGCCGCTGTGCGGCAACGGGCAGGGCGGCGAATTCCGCTACCGTGAAATGCTCGTCGTAAGGCCAAATGTCCAT